CTAGGGACGTGACGTCCTAGGGACGTGACGCCCTAGGGACGTGACGTCCTAGGGACGTGACGCCCTAGGGACGTGACGTCCTAGGGACGTGACGCCCTAGGGACGTGACGTCCTAGGGACGTGACGCAGCGGAATTTCTAAAAAAGCATCGCAGGGTACTCTAGGAAACAAGGCCCCCTAGCGTCATGGCCATGGATTCTCAACAACACTCAGACACACTCTCTCTTTTATGTTCATCCCCTTTTTGAAAAAGCATTTGGCTTGCACCTATAAAATAAGGCCTGTTTAAAAATACACAACATGAGGTTTATTAAGCATAGGGCACTACCGCAAGCGGAGAAACAACTAACTTCATTTACTAAAAAATTTTCGATTCTTTGCCTCGCTCTCATAAAAACCCGTTAAAAATAAATCCTCTCCGAATATTATAATAATAAGAGGTGTTAGATAGGTTACCTCTTTAAATACCTATCAGAGTGTTTTACCCAGTTTTTTCATTCGGTATAGCATAATGACCCATTTGAGCTGTTATGCAATATAATAAAGGAGGTGAGTGCCGATGACGGGTGCATTAAGTAAACCTAATAACTATGATTTTCTAAACGGGAATGATGGCGCGGCTGTTAGCACTCCTTTAGAAGAAGCTAGTAAAACAGTAGAAGACAAACGCTTCGCTAATTACACAACTGGTACGTTAGCTATAGCGATCCCGCCTACCACAGTACAGGCTTGTAGCACTATCAGAGAACTGAATATCAATTCAGCTTTGATGTCTTTGGCTAATATGTGTGCCGCTATTCAAAACCAGCTAAAAAGTGCTGGTCGAATTTTTGGGTTGGTAAATCCGTCAGTAGTTGCGGAGCTCATGCCAGTTTTGGAAAGCGTAAATGATCTTTCAGATTCAATGAGAGACCGAGCAACATTACCTTTGGAATATATGGATAATATTGCAACTATCCAAGGTATCCCAGCGTGGGATATTCTTCCGGGTGAACGTGTTGATTTTCATAACGTGTTCAAATTGTATAGAGATTCCAGATACTTTTTATTAGATACTGGTGATTACGCTATCAGTAATCGTACTATTGCTGGTTTAGCTAAACAGCTAGGAGTGTCTGGCAGTATTCTTACATATATTTCGAAATTGTATTCATGGCAAGATAGATGTGCTTTGTATGATTCTTATATGGAGTCAGAAATGCAGAAAAGAAAAGCACAGCAGGAAGTTATGATCCGTAATGAGCATTTAAAAATGACGCAGCAACTTGCGTCTAAAGCTTGGGATAAACTGTCAAAACAGATAAATAACTTAGGGCCTAAAGAACTTATTCAGGTTCTTGAGTTAGGTATTAAATATAGTCGAATTAGTGCAGGCATGCTTCCAGATAAACCTGGTGATGCTGTTGCTACAAGACAAACAAATTTATCTATTTACAATAATACAACGAATAATACCGCAGATCAAATGATGAATATCCACGCAGGCAGTACTCCTGAAAAAACAGGTAGTGCAGTTGAAAGGCAATTGGCCGAAGATATGAAAGATGAGAATAACTTATTATCTATCTTACATGTGTTACAGGCTAGTGGTGCTATGAAAACTGCCATACATGCGGATTTAATAGATCATGGCGAGGAAGGCTTAGGTATCCTTGACGCTGATGAGGAGGTGGATGAATGAGTGTAGCTATTAGTGGTTATTCTCAATTATCCACAGAGGATAAACATCGAATAGGTAACTTCGTACAAGATGTGCCAATGGGTCAAATGGATTTAGGTGCTATAAAGCATTCCGACCTAGTTACATTACAGAAGTTACTTACACCTAAGACTACAAAGTACATTCCACATGTACCTACACCTAAACAATCAGCATTTTTATTATTGAACTGTAAAGAAGCCTTTTACGGTGGTGCTGCTGGTGGAGGTAAATCAGATGCGTTACTGATGTGTGGTTTACAATATGTAGATATTAAAGGATATTCAGGTATTATTTTCAGAAAGACATATGCAGATTTAGTAAAACCCGGAGCGCTTATAGATAGAGCTAAAGATTGGTTACTTAAATACCCAGAAGTTAGATGGAATGAGAAAGAAAAGAAATTCGAGTTTTATACTGACGCCACAAAGAAAGAGCTTATATCTATATTACAATTCGGGTATTTAGAAAATGCCAATGATAAGTATAATTACCAGGGTGGTGAGTATCAGTTCATTGGCTTTGATGAGTTAACACATATAGATGCAGCAAGTTATCGTTATATGTTTTCTCGTTTACGTCGTTTGAAGGGGGCAGAGGTTCCTCTACGAGTTAGAGGAGCCAGCAACCCTCCAGACGATGATAATGGTATTTGGGTAAAGAACAGATTTATAGATGAGGGACCTGCAAAAGGCCGCGTTTTTATCCCAGCGGGTCTCGATGATAATCCATATTTGGATGTTGATGAATATGAGAAATCACTTGAAGAATTGGATCCAGTAACCAGAGCCCGTCTTCGTGATGGTAACTGGGAAATTGTGCGTAAAGGTAATATGTTTAAACGTACATGGTTTCAGGGTGTTACAGAACTACCTGCATACAGAAGAAGATGCAGATGGTGGGATATGGCGGCAACAGATGAGAATAAAGCCAAGAAGAAAAATAAGTCAGGCGATCCTGATTATACAGTAGGCTTTTTACTCAGTGAGTACAATGGTACTTTTTATATTGAAGATATCATCAGGGAGCGATTAAGTCCTGAGGGCACGCAATCTTTGCAGGAAAGCACAGCTCATGTCGATGGCTTTAATACACTGGTGCGCGAAGAACAAGAGCCAGGCTCTTCAGGCATAACTCTTTGTGATATAAAGGCACGAACAATTTTCTTAGGTTACGCCTATGAAGCAGTGAAGGCCACAGGTGACAAAGCGACCAGAGCTGCAGCAGCTTCAGCAGCTGCTGAACGAGGACAAATAAAATATTTGATTGGATGTCGGAATATTGAAGCATTCTTTAATGAGGCGGAGTCATTTCCAGGAGGCATTCATGATGATATGATTGATGGCCTCTCTGGTGCTTTTACAACATTATGCACTCCGGCTATAGCGGGTCCTCCGATAGTTGCGGAAAAATCTACAGAAACCGATGTAGATAATTTTACATGGGGAATGGATTTTGATCCGGGTTACTTTTCTCGTTTTGGTCAATAAGGCAGAAAGGAGGCAGGTATGAGTAGTGCATTGAGAGAACTTATTGCTTGGTGTAGGATATTAGGTATACCATCTATTTTTGCTATGACAGCATGGTGTATACGCAGTTGTATATATTATACAAAACAGTTAAAAGTTTTGGCTAAGGCACAACAGGCACAGATGAGATCACAACTGTTAGAACAGTATCACTATTATATGGATGGTGGCTGGATTTCAGAAGAGCATATGGAAGATTGGGAAAATCTATATCAAGCCTATCATAATTTAGGTGAGAATGGTGTTCTTGATAGTAGAAGAGAAGCTTTACTGAAATTACCTAATAGTGCCCCAAACAATACAAATAATTGAAAGGAGGTACAGCGATGCATAAAATTGATTGGATCAGTAAATTGACTAGTCGTAAATGGTGGACATCTATCATTTCTTTCGTTACACTTATGGTAATTGCCTTTGGTGGAACAGAAAGCACAGCTACACAGGTAGCATCTATTATTATGGCTGGTGCAGTTGTTATTGGCTACACAATCGGTGAAGGTCTTGTAGATAAGCAGGGTGCCAATGGTGATATCGTTATCGATGCATCAGAAGTCGCTAAGCTTACTACGGAAGAAGAGGAGGATAAATAATGTCCGAAGAGTTAAAGACATCATCTTCAGGTGTGGCTTTTAATGAAATTGGTAACACAGGATTAAAAAATTCCGGTGGTATGGTTTATGAAGAATTCCTCCCTAAGTTACAGTGGCCTAGGGCAGGGGCCGTATATCATGAGATGAGTTCCAATGATCCAGTAGTAACTTCCATTTTAATGGCTTCTAGACAATTGGTCAGAAAAGTAGAGTGGTCAGTAGAACCTGCTTCACAGAAACGCGCTGATGTTAAAGCAGCACAATTTCTTGAAGAATGTATGAACGATATGAGTTGTACTTGGTCGGCATTTATTGATGATCTTATGTCATTTTTTGAATATGGGTGGTCTTATATGGAGATTGTTTATAAGAAAAGAAATGGCAATGGTACTAAAGCAAAATGTTCAAGTAAATATAATGATAACCGAATAGGTTGGAGAAAAATATCAGGTAGAGCACAGACCACATTACAAAGGTGGGAAATTGATGAATATGGTTCTATTAAAGGTATGTATCAATATACTGATAAGGGAGTTGTATTTATTCCTATTGAAAAGGCTTTGTTATTTAGAACTACGACGGCACGTAATAATCCTGAAGGAAAAAGCTTTCTTCGCGGAGCGTACCGCCCTTGGTATTTTAAGAAGCATATTGAAGAGGTTGAAGGGATAGGGATCGAGAGGGACCTGGCTGGATTACCTGTTGTTACAGCCCCAGCAGGATTAGATCTTTTTGATAAAAATAACCCCAAAGCAATTCAAACAAAAAATGATGCATTAAAGTTGGTATCCAGTATTCGAAGAGACCGTAATGAAGGAGTTGTCCTTAGTGATGGTTGGAAAATTGAGCTGTTAAATGCCGGTGGATCTCATATGGATACAAGTGGTGTTATCAACAGATATGACCAACGTATTGCAATAACAATGTTATCAGACATCGTAATGATGGGTGGTGACAAAGTTGGTTCTTTCGCATTAGCAAAAACAAAGGAAAGTTTACTTGCCGCTGCATTAGATGCTCAGTTAGCTAATGTTGTAGACATACTTAATG